GTATAAGTCCGTAATCAACCGCGGATTAAAAAAGGTTGATAGAAAGGAGTAAGGTATATTTGTAATGACTGTTAGATGAGTCATTTACATTATACCAGGATAAAATTTATGTCAAAAGTTTTAATCACGAAAGAGAAATTAGATGCATTGGCAGATAAACTAAGAGAAAAGCTAATCAAGAATGAGCCTATTTTGCTTGATGAATTTCCGGATGAGGTTGAGAAAGTGTATGTAGAAGGTTGGAAAAAAGGTGTGGAAGAACATGAAGCTTATGTATCTGATGAGGTGGATAAGATAATCGCATTGCAGGAAAGTATCATCAATGAGACGTGGGACGGGAAGACAATCCCCGAAATAAAAGAATTTGAAGGGACGTATAGTTGATGGAAAAAGTATTAATTACCAAAAACAAGATAGATAGATTAGCAGATAAACTAAGAGAAAAGCTGATCAATAAAGAGCCTATATTGCTTGATGAATTTCCGGATGAGGTTGAGAAAGTGTATGTAGAAGGTTGGAAAAAAGGTGCGGATGAACTTGCAGATTACATTATGGGGGAACAGGATAAGATAATCGCATTTCAGGACAGTATCATCAATGGGACGTGGGACGGGAAGACATACCCCGAAACAAAAGAATTTGAAGGGACGTATAGTTGATGGAATATGTAAGAGTTCCAAAAGAAACGTTAGAGACAATACTTATAAAGTTAAATGAGGTTTACGAGAAAATGGCAAAGTTGGAGGAAGCAGTTAAGAAGAGAGACAGAGAAGATGAACCTTTAAGAATGTAAATTTAAGAATTGCAGGTGAGGAGGGAGATGTAGATGAAAGATGGATTTAAATATAACGCCGAAGCAGAAACAGTTTATTGATGCCGAAGCGTCGGAGGTATTGTTCGGCGGAGCAGCAGGCGGCGGAAAGAGCTTTGCACAGCTTATAGATGCGTTATTATTCGCACTGAAATATCCGGGCTCGACGCAGCTTATTCTGCGCAGAACATACAAAGAGCTTGAGAGAAGCCTTATACGCGTGGCGCTTGAGATATATCCGAGGCAGGTGTTCAGGTACAATTCAAGCAAGCATGTAGGGTCATTCGAGAACGGATCCATTATCGATTTTTCATACTGCGACAAGGAAAACGACGTGTACCAATATCAGTCTGCAGAATATGACGTTATACGATTTGATGAGCTTACGCACTTCACGGAGCCGATGTACGTGTATCTTATTTCACGTGTGAGAGGTACAAACGGATATCCGAAGCAGATTAAAAGCTCCACGAACCCGGGTGGAGTGGGGCATAGTTGGGTGAAGTCAAGATTCATTGATGTGGGTCCGCCGAACAGTGAGCATGACGGAAAAATATTCATCCCGGCAATGGTGCAGGATAATGTCTTCCTGATGGAGAGCGACCCGGGGTATGTAAAAAGGCTTGAAAAGCTTTCCGAGAAGGACAAGCAGGCGTTGCTTTACGGTAACTGGGATATATTCGACGGGCAGTATTTTACCGAATGGAACCGCAAGGTTCACGTTATGTCTCCGTTTGAAATTCCAAAACACTGGCGACGGTATTTCGTAATGGACTACGGTCTTGATATGCTCGCGGGATACTGGATTGCGCTCGATACATACGGAAGGGCATATGTTTACCGCGAGGTATATCAGAGCGGGCTTATAATCTCCGAAGCGGCGAAGAGGATAAGACAGCTTACAGATGAGAAGATATATGCGAACATCGCACCGCCGGATTTGTGGAACAGACGTCAGGATACGGGCAAGAGCGCGGCGCAGATATTCGCGGAAAACGGTGTGCCTCTTGTTGCGGCGAAGAATGACCGCGTGCAGGGGTGGTACAACCTTAAAGAATGGCTTCATCCATGCAAAGACGAACAAGGAGAGGAGATTGCGCCGCTTCGCATCTTTTCAAATTGTTTAAACTTAATACGCACTCTGCCGAGTGTTGCGATGGACAGTAAGAACCCGAACGACGTCGCGCGTGAGCCTCACGAGCTCACGCACGCTCCCGACGCTATACGGTATTTCGTTGCAGGCCGTCCGACACCTGCAGTTGCGATAGCCCAGTATGATGAAGACGCACCGGGCTATGATACACAATTAAACGATATTTTTAATTACGGAGGGTGAGAAAATGCAAAATGCAAAGTGCAAAATGCAAAATGAGAGGAGAATGCCATGCCGGATGTAGTTATAGTGGCGCTTATTTCGCTTGCGGGGACTCTCGCGGGTTCCTTCGGCGGAATAATCACGGCAAACAAGCTGACGAACTACCGCATTCAGCAGCTTGAAGAGAAGGTTGAAAAGCACAACAAGGTAATCGAGCGCGTTTACAACCTTGAGAAGAATGAAGCGGTAATCGAAGAGGAAATCAAGGTTGCAAATCACAGGATTGAGGACCTTGAACAGTTTCACAAATGAAGAAAAGGAGAGTTTCAAAATGACGAATTTTAAGAAATGGATTAAAGCAGCGGGCATAAGGGCGTTAAAGACATTCGCACAGACGTTTGCGGGTTTCATTACCGTAGGTGTAGCCTTCTCTGAAGTTGATTGGAAGTATATCCTGAGCGTGTCCACTGTGGCGGCAATTTATTCGGTTGTCACATCCGTTGCGGGGCTTCCTGAGGTTAAAGAAGATGAAAGCAATTAATTACAAGGGCGGGAAGCTCTATACCGTGCCGCAGTCTGATATTGAGTATATTGGATATTTTTACGGCAAGAACGGCAATGAAACCGTGCAGAGTGCAAGAACGCGCATAGCAAAGCTTCGCGGACGTGCACCGGACTTTCTTATGAATGCCGAGCTGTTTGATTTCAAAACGCGCAAGGCGGCAAGCGATGTTGTATGCGGCGGGGTAAAACATCGTCTTACCGAAGGGTATGGCATCGCTTTTCCGGATAATAAGTCGGCGGTGTTCAGCTACAAAAACAATGTGGGCGCGCCTGATTACATAGGTGCATATCCCGTGCTTGTCCGAAACGGCAAGGAAGAAGGAAGCGTTCCTTCGGGAGTTGGCGGCAGACGCGGCAGAACTGCGCTTGGTGTCGGAAACGGGAATTTATTCGTTGCGCTTCTTCCCGATAACGGCGGTGCAACGCTTCCGGAGCTTCGGCGCGCGTTCATCAATGCCGGCGCAGAGAATGCAATAAACCTTGACGGCGGAGGAAGCACCCAGTTTTACGCGCCGCTTGGAAATCATTTTTCCGGCAGACGTGTCCGCGGTTTTATCGGAGTGTGGATTCGCGGCGGGGATATCCGCAAAGTAAAGGTGAGGACAAGCCTTAATGTCAGAGCCGGTGCGGGAGTGCTCAGCAAGCGTGTCGGAAAGCTGTATAACGGCGATGTGGTAACTGTGCTTGAAGAAAAGAACGGCTGGTGTCGTGTCGCATCCGGATGGGTAAGTTCGTTGTATCTGAGAAAGGTGTAATATGGAAAGAATACAGGATTTTATTCCGAAGGGACGCATAAACCGCCCGGGAACGGTGAACAGATGCAGATATATAACCGTTCACGATACCGGGAACAAGTCAGTCGGAGCGGATGCCGCGGCGCATGCAAAGTACATCAAGGGCCTCAACGAGAAGACGAGTTGGCATTATACGGTGGATGATGAATACATCTACCAGCACCTGCCGGACAGCGAGAAAAGCTATCACACATCAGACAAGGAAGCAAATGAAAGCTCGATCGCAATTGAGCTTTGCGTAAACGCGGATGGCGATTTTGCGAAGACGGTTGACAATGCGGTATGTCTTGTGCGCGGACTGATGAAGAATTACAGCATCCCCAGAGAGAACATCAAACGACATAAGGACTGGACCGGGAAGAATTGCCCAGCATCGCTTGATGAAACAGCATGGAAAGAGTTCCTTGCGAGATGCACAGAATCGGAGAGCGGGAGCGAGAAGTACATCACGATTGACGAACTGAAGCAGATGGGGTATGCCGGAGTGAAGTGGTAAAGGAAAAAGGACGAGCGGGAACGCTCGTCCTTTGGTGTGTGGATTAAATTGGGCAAACTAAGACGAACACACCTTCAAGCATTAAGATTCTGACGTGTTCGTCTGGCTCGCCAGTGGTGGAGGCGGGGGGAGTCGAACCCCCGTCCGAAAATGCATTCACATAAGCTTCTCCGGGCGCAGCCTGATGTTTAAATTCCCTCATACAGACGCCAACAGGCGGGCTTCCGTATTCGGTAGCTTCATTTTACATGCCGTGCTCAAAGCTTTGCGCGGTCACGTTCACCACTGTGTGACACCTTGCTCCCGGGCCGTGGTCCTCCCGGGGAAGATGGCCGCTTATAATTTAAGCAGCAATAAGTTTATTGTTGTTATTTAATTTATAAAAATTAA